GGCCAATGTGCTCTTTACATTGAAGTTCGTGAAACTACACAAGGTTCTAAACATAAAGTATATGCTTACAAATGCCGTCGTGTTAAAAAAGACACACCATTAGTTGTTGGTGAACGCACTTATAAATATGATATGATATGTACACCAGTTAAACTTATTCCCACAAAAAAATGTTCTAAATCTCGTAAATCTTCAGGTAGTATGCGTAGTCGTCGCTCGGTATCAAAAACTAAAAAAGTAAACCTTAGTAGAAAAATGAAATCTAAATCATCTAAAAAATCTAAATCATCTAAATCATCTAAAAAATCTAAGAAAACTAAATCTAAAAAAGATTAAATAGTTTTTATTATAAATTTATTAAATTTTTTTATTTTTTATAAATTTTTCATTTTATTTTTATTTTTTTAAATATAAAACTAATACTATAGTTAAAAATAATATTACAATTAATTATTTTTATTATTAATTAAAAAAATGGTTGAATTTGAAAATGTTATTATTATTCCATATAGAAATAGAAAAGAACATTTAGATCTCTTTATTAAAGATGTAATACCATTATTTGAAAAATATTTAAAACCTTTTAAATTAGTTATAGTAGAACAAGACGAAGGCAAATTATTTAATAGAGGTATGTTATTAAATATAGGTTTTAATGAATATAAAGATAAAAGTAGATTTTTTTTTACTCATGATGTTGATACATTACCAAATGATATATGTGTAAAAAAAATATACACTAAAAATGATTATGATGTTATAAGAATATCTATACCTCATAATCTTTCTTTAGGTAATATTTGTAAATTTACATCTCAAAGTATTTTTGATATTAATGGTTTTCCTAATTATATATGGGGCTGGGGAATAGAAGATAGGGCATTATATTATAGATATTCAATAATGACTAAAACTATATCACCAGATTATACTTATAATTTATTTTTTAATAGATTATATCATAAATCAAATATTGAAACTTATAATAATGAAAAAAAAAAAATATCAGATTATGAAAATGAAGTATTTAATTGTAATAATAAAGATAAACAATATAAACATATAATGAGTTCAGGATTAAATACATTAGAATATAAAATTATATCTAGAGAGACCATAAATGAAAATGTTGAAATTATAAAAGTAAGTATATAATTTATTTTTTTATAATAATTTATTTTTTTATAATAATTTTAATAATATAAAAATATAATATTAAAATTATTAAATTTAAATTATATTTTTTAATTATAAATTATAAAAATACTTTATTATAAAATGATAACATTATCTTATGTAAATTTTTGGAAAGATCCTACAAATGATAATTATTTTACACAATTTATTAATAAAAATATAGATAATGTTCAAATTGTAAATTATAATAATAATCCTGATATCCTTATCGCAAGTGTGTTTGGGGGCATTAATATAGTACAAAATAGTAAAGCAAAATGTAAGATTTTTTATTACGGTGAAAATTTAGATAGATATCCACCATATAATAATGAAAAATTATTATTAGATACTTTTGATTTAGTGGTTGGATTTAAATATACTGATTTAGAAAAAAAACAAATCCGTTTTCCATTATGGTTAATGTATTATAAATTTTATAATTATAAACCAGAACATAATATAATTGATTATATTGAAAATAAGTATAAAAAAAATATAAAAAAAGAATATAAAACAGTATTTACAACATTAATTGCACGTCATGATAGAGGAGGACAAAGAACTAAAATATATAATGAAATTGTAAATAATAACTATGGAATTGTAATGTGTCCAAGTAATTTAAAAAAAAATACTAATTCTATTGGTAGTACTACAGAAGATAAAGTAAATTATATTTCTAAATCTATTTATAATATTTGTCCTGAAAATTCTACTTTTGAAGGTTATTTTACTGAAAAAATAATTCAGGCATTTGAAGGCGGAACAATACCTTTCTATTGGGCTATTGATTTACCTGAAAAAGGATTAATAAATGAAAATAAATATTGTTTTTGTGATATAGATAATCCTATTAAATTAAAAGAGAACATAAAAAATGCTATAGACAATCCTAATTATTATTTAGAAGGTAATGTATTTACAGATACTGCTCCTGATATTATTAGTAATTATTATAATACATTAATTAATAATATAAAAATAAAATTAAATATTTAATATAATTATTTTTAATCTAATCATTTTTTTTATTTTTATTTTTAATATTTAAATAGTAAAAATCTCTAATACATTATTTACATTCCTGTATAATTACTAACGGCTATATTTATATTTAATTTTTGTATCATTTCTTTTCCTTTATTACTTTTCAAACATTCTTTATAATAATCTCCCCTAAATGATTGTACATAATTAAAATACTTGTTATTTATAGTTTGACAAAATATATCTAAATCTATTTTAATATTCGATTTAATTATTTGGTTAAATAAATTATTATCATGTAAATCACCTTCAATTATAATCAAATTAATATCATCTTTATTTTTAAGATGTAAAGAATATAAGTAATATTCATATATACTTTGCTCACTTCCATTTATAAAATAACTTATTGGTTGTTTATGTATATCAAATAATAATTGTATCATATTTTTAAATTTTTTAGTATGTATAAACCAAAAATCATTCATTCTTATACTAATTTCATCATAATTATTATATTTATAATTAAATAATTTTTCTATAATTTGTTTACATTTAATTCCATTTTTTCCAACAGTTAATAATGGTTTTTCAATATTAAAATTAATAATAGTTTCAATATTAGTATTTTTTAATATTAATGATTCACTATCTAAACACCATACATAATTATAACCTAATCTTTCTAATTCTAAAATAGAATATGTTCTTTTAACTGCTACATAATTTCTATGACCCCCAGCCCCCCATTTTATATCAATATTTTTTTTAAATAAATCTTTTTTTTTTTCTTTAAACTCTAAAGTAAAATTATTGATTATTTCTTCTATATTTAAAAAATAGATTAAATTGTAATCATAATTATAATTCATTTTAAAATTATTAATTAATTCATTATTATCGATAATTATAAATATTGGTATTTTTAATGTAATAATATTAGTTAATTCTAAAAAAGAACATATTAATTTATCAGCATATTTAAAATGTGGTAAATGTGTTTGAATATGTATACAAATATCCATATTATAATATAATTATATTATTATATTATTAAATTATTATATTATTCTATTATTAGATTATTATATTATTCTATTATTAGATTATTCTATTATTAGATTATTCTATTATTATATTATTATATTATTATATTATTAGATTATTAGATTATTAGATTATTAGATTATTAGATTATTAGATTATTAGATTATTAATAATGATAATAATTATACCAATTGGTGGTATTGGCAAAAGATTTAAAGATAATGGTTATAAAAAACCAAAAGTATTAATTAATTTATATGGAAAACCTATAATATCATATTTATTAGATAACTTAAATATTAATAATATAGATTATATTTTTATACCTTATAATAAAGAATATAAGAAGTTTAGATTTGAAGATTTTTTAATTAAACACCATCCAAAAATAAATTTTAAATTTTTTTGTCTAGAAAATAATACTAGAGGAGCAGCAGAAACAATTAATATTGGTATTTATAACCTTAATGAAAAAAGAAATATACCAGTTATATGTTTAGATAGTGATAATTGGTATAATTGTGATATAATATCACAATGGAATGGAGAAAATTGTATTTTTTCATTTGAGGATTTAAATGAAAATTCAATATATTCATATATAAAAACAAATGATAATAATGAAATATTAGATATAAAAGAAAAAGATAAAATTTCTAATAATGCATGTACTGGTGCTTATGGTTTTAAATCAATTAATGAATTACAAAAATATACATTAAAAATTATTAATGAAAATATAACTCAAAAAAAAGAATTTTATACAAGTGGTGTAATAAAAGAAATGATTAATGAAGGTCATATTTTTAAAAATAAAATTATATTAAATTCTAATTTTATATGCTTAGGAACACCATTACAATTAAAATTTTTTTATAATAATTATCCAAAAAAAAATTCTATAAATAATCAAATTGAAATAAAAAATCAAAGAATTTGTTTTGACTTAGATAATACACTTGTAACATATCCCACTATTATAGATGATTATACATCTGTAAAACCAATTGAAAAAAATATTATTTTTTTAAAATATTTAAAAAGTTTTGGAAATACTATTATTATCTATACAGCACGAAGAATGAAAACACACAATGGAAATATTGGTAAAATAAATTCTGATATAGGTAAAATAACATTTGAAACATTAGATAAATTTAATATACCATATGATGAAATATATTTTGGAAAACCATATGCAGATTTTTATATTGATGATTTAGCAATAAATTGCTTTGATGATTTAGAAAAAGAAATTGGATATTATAATAGTAAAATTGAACCAAGGGAATTTCATAGTATAGAAATAGGTAATATTAATACTATAATAAAAAAAGGGAATTTAATAGGAGAAAATTATTATTATCAAAATATACCTTGTTCTTTAAAGGATTTATTTCCAATATATTTATCAGGAGATAATAATACAATTACAATAGAAAAAATATTAGGTTCTACAGTTACAGATTTATACTTATCTGAAATACTAAATAAAGATACATTTATTCATATATTAAATAGTATAAATAGAATACATAAATATAATATTAATGATAATAATATTAATAATAATAATAATATTAATAATAATATTAATAATAATATTAATAATAATGATATTAATATATATGAAAATTATGCTTCTAAATTAATAAATAGATATGATAATTTTGATTATTCTATTTTTGAAAATAGTAAAAGTATATATAAACTACTATTAGTAAAACTAAAAGAGTATGAAAAAAATAAAAATGGTATAAAAACAATCATACATGGAGACACTGTATTTACTAATATTATTATTAATAATTATAGTAAAATAAAATTTATAGATATGAGAGGTAAATTAGGAGATACTTTAACAATATATGGAGATTTATTATATGATTGGGCAAAAATTTACCAATCATTAATTGGTTATGATGAAATTTTATTATCAAAAAATATTGATAATGAGTATAAAGACAATATGATAGACATTTTTAAAAATTATTTTATTGATAAATATTCAGAAAACGATTTTGAAAATTTAAAATTAATTACAAAAAGTTTATTATTTACTTTAATACCTTTACATAATAATGAAAAATGTAGTCAATATTATAAATTATTATTTTCTAAATATTTACTCTAAAAATTTATTTATTATAAATTATAAATATAAAAAATTAAAACATAATTTATCAATTAAATCTATAATTATTGAAAAGAAGTAGAAATATTTATTTATCTATGTTAAAAGGTAATGTGATTACTGCTATTTTTCTAGATATTATTACTAATTATTATAATATATTAATTAATAATATAAAAATAAAATTAAATTTATAATATAATTATTTTTATATAAATAAGTTTTTATTAGTTAATATTAAAAATAATATTATTTAAACACTATGTCTAAAATATATGGTATTAGTTATACGTCTCGTCATTTTAATAATAGATATAAAAATATTGTTAAAATAGGTAATGAATGTGGCTTATTTAATGAGTTTAAGTGTTTTACTGAGGATGATATAAATAATGATTTTAAACAAAAATATAAAGAAGTATGGAATATGTCACAAAGAGGTGGTGGATATTGGATTTGGAAACCTTATATAATATCTAAAATGTTAGAAAAAATTAACAATAATGATATATTAGTATATATAGATGCAGGATGTCATATAAATATTACACCAGAATCAAAACAACGTTTTAATGACTATATTAATATGATTATAACTAGTAAATCTGGATTATTAAGATTTCAATTAACACATCAAGAAAAAAATTTTACAAAT